TTCTTTTGATTATCACATCTTCCTATTGTTCCACACTCATAATTAAATTTGTCTCGTATCTTTGGTTTTTCACCTATACAGTAAGATGGTCTAACGTAATCTGTAACTTCAAACATTAAATTTGTATCATCATCAGGCCATTTTGCGTGTTCTCTATTAGAGAACTCTTGATAATATTTTCGTTGATGTTCTGATACAAGAAAAACAGAGTGTCCTTCACTAACTGCATTATTTAATCTTGAGAATATTGAACCCATTTTAAATCTATTGTGCATCACAATCATAACAGGAATTTTAGATTGGGTTATATATTTTCCATTGTAAATACTACTAGGAAAATTAGATATTATTATATCTGCATTTACATCTTCAGCTGTTTCAAC